ATTAGCTAATTCACCACCAAACTTCGATTGAGCATTTGCTGCCGCTCGATAAATACGCGCCTGAACATCTAATAAACGCTCTTGGAATGTTTTAACGCGACCTTCCACACCTTCCATCGCATTAAAAGTTCCAACCTGCAATTCGGCTGTTGCTTGTTGTTGTACCGCAACTTGTTGCTGCATGATAGGCATAAACACCTCATGCGTTTGTTGTATTGCCTCTTGTTGTGCCTTTGCCCGTTCTTTGTATTGATCTTTGAGGAAGTTAGTGTGGTTTGCCTCTACTATTTGCTGTTCAGTAATCAATCCATCTAATGTCAACTTAGCCTCATTAACCGCGTCAACATATTCTTGTAAATTCTCCTTTCTCCGTGCTGCCTGTGCTTGTTCTTGGACGTTAGCCATTTCAGTTTGACCGGTCAACTTAAGCATCATAATATATGCCTCACCGATGTAATCCAATACACCCTTTTCGGCTTGTTGCTGCTTTAATGTAGCCTCCGCTGCAGCTAATGCAGCCTTTGCTCCTTTAATCTTTTCCTGAACTTGCTTTTGTTGTAATTCGTATATTTCCCCTTCGGTCGCTCCACGTGCTTGTGCTAACTTTATTTCATTGTCTAAATAACCTGCACGTAATTCTACTTCTTTTGTAGTCCTTTCGCTTATTGCTTGTAATCTTCGCGCTTCTGTGTTTAATGGGTTAAAATAATCCACTACCTCCTTAACCGCTGCACCTAACGCTATAACAGCCGTAACGATAGCCGCAACAGGATTAGTACGAATTGTAGCGTTAACATCCGTCCATGCCTTACCTAAGTCTTTAACCGCTTGTAATCCTTGCGTCAAAGCCATTGCCGCCTGTAGCTTCATCATTGTTTGCTCAACCGCCTCTGATTCACCACCGAATAAAGCCATTGCACCTGTTACACCTTGAATAGCCCCTGCCGCTTTTGATGCGAAGTTGGTAACGGCTTGAAACCCATCAGGGTGCATCGCAGCTATTGCCTCGTTAGCGTCATTGACACGGTCTTTCAATTCAGCCGCAGCCGCCGCTAATTGATGAAACTCTTTTGAGTCATCACCAACTGCCATCATCTGATCACGAATAGCCTTCAGCGATTCGCGTACCTCTTTAACAGATTTTGCAGCCTCCGCTGATTCGATGGTGAGTTTTACTACTTCCTCTCTTGTTGCCATGTTATTATGCTAATTTTTGAACGATTAAAGTAAATCCTGACATACACGTTGTAACGGCTGTCGTTTCTGATCGGAACATTAATTGCGCTGTTCCTGCGTTTGCTCCCGTAACAATCATGCCGTCTAAAATTACGGGATAGGTTGACGTACCGGGCATTCCTGATGACACACCTACCGATGCGTTATCCGCTATACTATGACCACCGCTAAGTGTTCCTGTATTCGCTAACTGATGATAGAATGATACATCAATTGATGTTACTGACGCGCTAACGTCAAATTGAAACCCACACCCAGTTGTTGCAGCCGCAGGTTTCACGCGCCCTATTGCTTTGATAAGATAAGTTGTTTCCGCTTCAAAGTCAAATACAAGATCGGTCAGCGTAACGGGTGTTGTGTTTGCTGCCGTTGCTACATCTGATGGTAATGTCAGTATCGCATTAAATGCGCTTGACAATTTACCGTCTAAGGCTGTCTGTAAATCCGTTACATCCTCAATGCCGTGTGTGTGTACGTTTGGTGTAAAAAATTCAGGTTTACGGCTGACATTTTCCCATGCCACCGCGTTAGCTGATGCTGCAACGTTAACCACTCCGTCATCGTTTGTATCGTAAACGGATTTAAGCATATCACCACTACCGCCACCCGTGTTTGGTCTATAACTCATATGATGTAAAATTGTGTGCCGTTATAAAATATGGTAACGCTTTCGTATTGAACCGTCATGCTATACGTTGCCGATCCGTCTATGTTAACACCGCCACCGCTTATCGTGATCGTATGCGCTCCCGATGTGATGTCCTTAATATCAATTCTTGTTCCTGCTGGATAGTCGGACGGTGATAACGTAATGGTGAACGTTCCATTGGCTAAATAATAACCTGCCTCTGTTATTGTCGTATCTCCAGTTAATGTAGTTGTTGTCGGTGCTTGTTGCTTTACTCCGTCAATGTAAATAACATCAGATTCGGTAATGTTTAAGTTATCCGAATTAATCACCGTTACATTTGTCAATCCTGACGCAACCGTTACGTTATCACTACCTAATATCGTAATGTTCGACGTTCCTGCTCCAACTCTATTGCCTTCACCACCTACGGTTGTTCCGGTGCTATCTTCTGCAACGTAATTACCGCGTCCCGTATTTGTAGCATTTGACACAACAGCCGTGCCACCTACATCGCCATTCCAATTGAATGAAGGTGCAGGTAAACCACCCAACTGACCACCGTATGTAAAGTCTATTGATTTTGTCTCAGGTGTAAATGGTATGCCTGTTATCAACTTGAGTAATTCGATCTTTGTGGACTTTTCCTGTAAGGGGTCGAAATCGACCACTTTGTGTAATCGGTAATTATGCCCGTCGATGTGTACAATGTTCTTGAATGATAACTGCAAAATGTCAATAGGACGTAACCAAGCGTACAAAGTAACTAACTTACTATTAGCGTTGGTTATTTCGTCCATGTACAATTTGTGATACGCATTATAAACGTTGTTATCGGTGTATTGGGTTGCGCCTTGTGGATTAGTGTAATAAATCTCACGAGGGAAAAATACGTTAACGTCTAATGTAGGCGTATACGGATTGTCGACGTGTCCGGCATACGGGTAAGTTGTTTCTGTAAAGTTACCCGATACCGTTTGATAAGTCCATGCAGACGAAGTGTTAAAAGTACCTGACCAATACACGATGCGCATCTTTGACTTCATCGGTGTACGCACTCCATTGCTATCTGACTGATAAATGTGCGGAATGATGCGATCATGAGCGGTGCTACCAACAAGCACTGCAGGTGCGAATCCCGTCTCAATAACTTTCGTGTTCTTGATGAAGTCGTTTGTTACGTCCAACTCTTTTTGCCCGTATGTCTTACCCCACTTGTCTTTATAAAACTTATTACGGTAGTCGTTATCGTCAGCATCTTTGACAACGTACCGGATAGCATCCAATAATCCCATCGGTGTAATGGTGACAGGCTTTGACACGTCAACTTTTGTAGTCCAATCAACAGGCGTTCCACTTCCGTAGAAGTCGTTAGCCGTTTCAACGTAAATCTTTTTGTCGTTGGTCTTGTCAGGCTCAACCATTAAATTGTAACGCAAGATTAACCACTTTAAAAAATCCGCTTGTCGAACGTCAACAGGTAACGCTGCATTCATGTTCACAGTGCTGTTTTCAACCACCGCAGGATTGTTGCGTGTGTTCTTTACGGTTAAACCAGATGCTACATAAAAACTTACGGTTGCTGTTGTACTATACGTAAATATCGATCCCCCAATTCTAAATGTAACAGTATCACCAACGTTTAATAAAATTGAAGGTGATGTGAACGTGTAGTTGTTTGTTGCTATTCCCCATGACGGTATAGCTCCATAATCTATAAGTCCTGTTTGTGTTGTGTTTATAAAAGCAGCATTGGTATTTACTATACAAGTCCAAAGTATATTTGCATCTGGATTAGCGGTGTTTGCTCCTGTATTAATAAGTCCAACGTTTCCTGTAATTACAAATTCGTGCCATCCAGATTCCGCAGCCGTAAACGTGTAAGTAACAGGATCGTATTGGTTGCTTGGATCGGTAACCTCGACGTTAAATGGAAAAGCATTACCAAAAGTAGCACTACCGCTCAACGCCACATTAGTACGTGCGCTGAACAAGCTATTTGCAACACCAGAAGCGGATAATGTTAACTTATCACCCGTGAATGTGATGTACTGCTTTTTGAAGTATGCCGAATCAAAGAATGTCGAATCATATTGATAGCCCACACCCGTTACTATCTTATCTACTAATGACTTTAAACTAATCGAAGGGAAAAAGTCAGTAACCTTCCACGTATTCTCACTCGGAACAGTACCGTAGTTAATCATCGGGTAAACGTAGTTGCCATCATCCGCATCCACGTTAGTCCATGTTGCCTGTTGGTTTGTACGGTTGTAAATGTGATTGTCAGACGAATAATCCAACTCACCCATCTTCTTATCGCCTAAGTCCGTGAAGATATTAGCCAACATCCCGTACAACTCTACGTTGTAATACATCCGCTGCAATCCTTGTTCGTCCCTGTCAATAGAACGTAAACGCATATAACCGCGTAGCTGCTCCATGCCATCCGCGTAAAGTACGAACGGTGCTTTTAAGTTAGGATTAAAGTCAGGCATAAAGTTAACGATGCCCGACGTTTGCGTGTTATAGCCGATCTCAAAGATCGCGTCCAATACTTGACTTAGCACACTATCACAGTATAACTTAACAGAACGCGAAAAAGCACCGTTACGCTTTTCAGGTTCACGAATGTCCGCAATGGCGTAGTTAAGCGATGCATTAACCTCTTGCGATAAGTTAACACGTGTGCCGTTTATGTATAGTTCGGTTTTCATCCGTTTTGCCTTACTTTTTTATTTGCGTATTCAAAAGTCAACTTCAACTCCCACATTCCATCCCAGTTTTGATATTTAGACTCGTAGTTGTTAACCGTGCATATCAAAGGAATGTAAGAACCAGTCGTATACTCATTATAGTACACGTCAGGCGACGCAACCAACTCACCTATCCACTTTGCCGTCTCGTAAACGTTAATCCAGTCAGATGTTACATTAAGCGTGTTTGTAATGCTTGTATAAATCTGTTTTTTTCCTCTATTTGTTGTGTTCTGATTCCACAGGCTGCTAGTTAACTTACCATGATTCTGTTCGATAAATGTGCGCTCGATGTTATTGCTCAACGACCTGCGATACTTAAATGGGTGCATATCATATCCGCCTAATTCATTCAGGAAGTAAACGTTAATAGGCTCTTGTCCCCTTGCTTGGCATTCCCTGTCAAAGAAATACGATGCCGTTCCATTATCCTGAGCATAATTGATTAGTTGCACTTCGTAAGATTCCACGCTGCTATTAATTACGGGCTGCGATCCACTCGCTAAAGTTGAATTGTTTAAGTCAAAAACACCAACACCAACACGCAATAATTTATCTAAATTAATAGACGTACTTGCTTGGTATGGATTCTCGATCAGATAAGTACCTATCGCGCTACCTGCTGAATCGAATGTAGTACACTTTAAATAGTATGCGCTACCTGATGTGTCGTTTATAAAATATAGCCATCTTTGTTCCTCATCGCTTGTGAACTTTTGCCGTTCCGGTTGATTTGTTAATAGCACACCGCTGCTCACCAAGTATGTCGATGATGTATAGCTTTGCAACAACTCCGCGCTTAATGACGCATTCCAAGCGTACTTAACACCAGTTGACGTTACATTTGGATAAGTCGTTACCGTTGTGCCGTATTGCTCACCAAACTCAACCTCATACGCCTTGTAGCTATTTGTGCAACGCTGAAAGCCGTACACCGATGTGTTGAAGTCGGAACTGATGTAGGACTTAATGATAGCGGATATATCCACAACACCGTATCCTGTAATAGGATTAGCATCAAAGGTTAATCGTGTAGAACCTGCAACACCCGACACGTACACGTCAGCAACGTAACGGAAATTAGGTTGTGTTGTGTTAGTAGATGCAATTACGAACCGCATATCATTGTATACGGGTGTCCAGTCTTCTGGTTGATCTGTAATGTTAATAGCCATTAATCTTCAAGTATTTGAGCCACAAACACCTCACCGCTTTCGCTTAGTAATGTTTGCAGCAATTCATTTATGTTTTCCTCTTGCCACACTTCGCTAAAAAATCCTTTGCCTCTGCTAACAAATCCTTTCTTGTGAATCTTTGACGCAATAGCATAGGACAAAGAATCGCGCCATTCTAAAGAACTTTTGAAAGTGCGGTTGTAGTATTTGCCCGTCTTTTTGTTGTATACTTTTTGGCTTAGTTGTGGTGCAATTCCACGTTTACTGATCCACAACAATAGATTCTTACGTACTGATCCATCACCACTTCCTCTTGTTGGTTTACGTCCCTGATCGACATACTTCCAATAGTCGTTCATGGTTATTGTCAACACGTAGCCATCATCTGTACGCTCTACCTGTGGCGTGATGGACTGTGCTAAATCGGAATCACCTAAAAATGGATCTTTCTTTGTAAGGTTGTTCCGGATTTCATTAACGACATTTTGCGCCCATGTTGTAAGGGTGTCGAATACAAAGTCATCGGGATTGCCGCCTGTTACCGCCATGCCTATAAAATTACATGAACGGGTTAACGTTTAGCGTACCTGCATCTTCTGCTTTATTGCCTCCATACGCTCTTTGTGGTCATCCTGCACGTCTTTCATAAGTGCCAAGCGGTTGTACCACTCAATCAGCGTCATATTCCAATACGCATCCTCTTTGGTCTTATCCCCGTTCGTGATCTCGTAGATATTTAGTTGCCATCCCCAATGTTCATGGATGCTAACGCCTTGTTCACCTCCGCCTCCAGTTTGTCGGTTAGTTCCTCCAAATAGGTTGCGATAAGCGGTTCGAGTTTCTTTGATGCCGCGCAAAAAAAAAGCGCGATACCGATTGCTACGTCTGCAGGTAGATGTTTTTTGAATAGTTCGCACTTATCAACAAATGATAGTTGCTTTTTAAATAGCTGCTTACGTTGCTCGGAAAAGATAGCGACGATGTAAGGCAACTTATCGTATAGGTTATCTGCATTTAATCGCAGCATCTTTACATCTTGCTCGTGATGCACTTTGATTGTGTTAACGTTAGGTAAGCAAGTGAATTTATACCCGTTAACCTTAAATGCCGGAATGTAACGCGCTGACGGCTCTACGGATAACAACGCATACAACTGTTTCCGGTATTCGTTAAAGTCTTTAAAGGATAGGTTTGTGAAGTAGTTGTCAGGCTTTCCGTGAATCATGGATAGCAATGCAACATCCTTATCTAATTGCTCTATTTCGTCCTTAGGTTGTACGGCTGCAATGCGGAAAAAGTCGCCTAATTGACCTGCCTTTAATTTTTGATAGTTCATGTTAATATCTGATTGAGAATTGATGTCCTTTACTTTCTTTAAAGCAATTATACGCTATTGCCGTAGCCATTACACCGTCATCGTGGAATCCGTATGGCGCACCGTATTTGATCGTCCTTGACTTAGCGTTGTACTCAAAGGTAAACACATCGAACTCCTTTTGCAACCAGTCAATAGGTAAGAATGTTACCTCACCATTTTGTGTAGCAACCGCCAACTGCTCAATCGCGTCATTCTTTGACTTGCTTGTTGTTACGAACGGCTCTATGTTTTGCGGGTTACGGCATTGCTGCTTTATTTGATCTATTAACGCATCACCGATACTGTTAACCTCGACAAATGCACGTGCGTTAAATTGATTAATTACGGTAGTTATTTCCCGTGTGATATTTGCCCACGTGTTATGTCTCCAGCGATTAATGTACACCTGTTTGCCTTGCTCGTTAAAAATCGACAGTACCGAATAGTCATCCGCCCTACCTAAGTCAACACCTGCAAAGAAACGTGTCCCACCTGCAGCATCTTCCCACTTTGGCGCAAATATTCCCGCACCACCGTCGATAAACTCCGCTAAGTATTCCTGCCTGAATACATGGTCGGGTAATGTCAACCGCGCATCGTCTATTTCTTGTGGATTGATTAACGGGTTATCGTACGAACTCATCCGGAACGATTTGTACTGATCGTTAACCCCTGACAAGTTATACAGGTTATAAAAGTGGTTTTTTCCCTTTGGTGTACTAATCAATAACACCTTGCGACCTTTGACAAGGACAGTAGCACGTAGCACCTCCGTCCATGCTGCTTCGTCCATAAACGCAAACTCATCGCATACAAGGTAATCGAATGTAAAGCCTCGTATGTTGTCGTAACGTTCCGCGCTGAAGAATTGAAGCGAAGATTTGCCGATCTTAATAGTTAACTCCGTTGCATTTTTTTCGATTAGTCCCGTCCCCTCAAATGCCAACACCATTTCCTCAAATACTTTCTTGGACTGCTTGTAAACGGGTGAAATCCACGCGCACTTACATCCGCTATTGTTGAACATCCAATAAAATAGTTGATTCATCGCCAACATCGTTTTACCGAATTGACGACCAATGTTAAGCACGTAGTATTTGTAGTTACTACCGTTTATCGAATCATGAATCTTTTGCTGATTCTGATGCGGACGGTACAACTTCACCGAAAGATGCTTGGACATTAGTTATGTTTTGGTTTTGGGTTACTTCGTCCTTCCAACCGAATTTGTTTTTCAATTTAAATATCGCGCCTTGAGTGGATGCTGCCCACATTAATTTCTTTTCCGTGTCGCCTTCCATGATCGATTCTAATATGTATATAACGTTCGCAAATTCGGGATTATGTTTGTAGTCATGCCACGATGTGCGGTTATGAAATCCTAAGTACAAACGCATATCTGCCTCGGCATATTTACCCTTGTAAACGTCATCTGCCCATTCAAAATAAGATAAACCTGCCGTCAAAAGTTCCTCGGGTGTTTCCCACAAACGCGGTCTGCCTACATTTTTTTTGATTAGCGACCAAATGTTACGTTCTGTAAATCTTCCCTTTTCGTCTCTACCTGTTTCGCTCATATTCTTCTATGTGTTCGTTAATTCGTTCGTATAAATGTCTGATGCAGGATGAACAAGATAGCGATAACAACTCCTTGTATATTTCCATATACACTTGTCGCATCGGTTCACGCGGTGCGGTGCTAACCTCCTGCCCTACTGACTTGAATCGCTTAATAGCGTCCATGTGCGGTGCTAAAAAGTTGTATTGCTGCTCGGTCATCGCTGTAGCTTTTTATGGAACTCCATTCCCAATACGGCAACAAACGAAGCCAACGCGCTCATGAGTATTGTTAGTAGAATGGACTTCATATCACTAAAATTACAGAATAGCGTAATGTTAACGGCTAAGGCTACCCACCACGCCATGCACAACTCGCAGGTAAACGGCTTCATGTGTACTTTGCCGGTATATTTGAGCAGGATTTGAGACGGTATTAACGTCATACCTACAAACCAATACGATGCGATTCCGATCAATGCTGAAATTAATAACTGTTCCATGTTTATTTGTTTTCTATTACGTATGAGAATTTACTAAGGTCTACTGAAGCATCCCACACCCTTTGAATGTGGTACGTCCCATGATAGTTGCTGTTTTCTTTGTCGCTTTCGGTTAGGCAGTATGTTATTAATCGTTTGCGATGTCGACGGCAAAAGTTCATTAGTTCGGTATGCTTGGCAATATCCTCGCATCCTATCTGAACGATTTCTCCTGTAGCTGACTTTATTAGTTCGTAGTTAATCATATTAAAATCCTTGAGAAAGTAAACAAACGGTCTGAGCGTGTGGTAAATGACCAGCGTTGCCATAATAGGCAAAAAATGTAGAATGAGGATGCAAAGGCTTTATTTTTTCTTTGGCTAATAAGACACTCATCACCGACTGATCGTGCCTGTGTCCCTTCACTCGATTGTCTTGACTTACTTGGTTAAATTGATTAGACCAATCACCTTCGTAACAACCTTTAATTTTTGTGGCTTGGTAATATGCATCAAATAATTTTACTGCTTTGTCATTTGTGAAATTGAAGCCCATTAAACAAGCCATAATCATCGGGTGATTAAATGATTCATCTCTACTCATGCCTAAGTTGTTTAAGCATTCGTCCGAAGTGTAATCGCCAATTTTGAATCCGATGTTATCAAAGAATGCAAACCCGTTTATCTTGATGTATTCGATAAACTTGTCTATCGGTTTTATTGCGTACACGCAACTATCTGCCCAGATGACAATATCGTATTCCTTTCGCAGTTTGTCAATAGCGTATGGTTTGAAGGCATACGGCACTTCGCTATGGTTAGGATGGTCGAGGTTATTTTCAGTAAATAGATAAAAGTCTACACCCGTCAACCCATCCCTTAACCGTTCAGCATACTTAAAGTATCTTTGGCTTTTATCGCGTCCGAACTTATGACACGCACTCGCGTATGAACAAACAGCTACTTTCATTAGTATAGTTTATTTGTTGACAAATACTTATAATGATAAACGGGCTCGTCAATTTTAACCTCAGTCTTTATCAGCCCTGCATTTTTCAACTTCATGCAGTATTCGTAGTCCTCGAAGTTGCTTTTGTGTTCAAATCTTATAGCCTGTGCAATCTCTTTTTTTACAGGCGTTATGTGATTTGTTGGTCTTAGGTACACTTCGTTGCCATTTATCGTGTCTGCCATATACTCTAAATCTTTGCTGATGTACCACTTTTTCGGGTTGACTCCATCCGTAGTAATGATGCCATTTATTCCCAAAGCGTCAGGGTTTTGATCCAACGCCGTCAATATGTTGCGAATTGCGTTTTTCATCACCATATCGTCATCGTCAATAAACCATACGTATTTGTTATTAGCCTTGTCGAGCAAATCATTTCTTTTTTGCCCGGTACTTTTACTTCCAACAGGCGCATCGTCGGTTATTATTTCCACAACATCGAACGCGCTGCAGTCCTGTATCTGTTTATTCAACTCATCTAATAGCTGAATAAGCAACCGCGATCTTTGTGGTACGGTAGGAATTAAAATTGATAACATCATAGGTTTTTATTTTTCAGTAACACATCACCGCCAAAGTCTTGCACGACTTCAAAATATGGTAGCATTCTTTGTATTCCTTTCGCATCTTTATTGCCTTTATACCATTCTTTACCGCAGTATTCCGTGTAGAAGTATCTTACATTTTTGAAGGTATTAACTCCGCCTTTAATTAACAGATGTTCCGCTCCTTGAATGTCTGCCCAAATAAAATCAATCACTTTGCCAGTTAACCCTGACTCATTCACGTAATCGTCTAATTTTATGCACTCCACTTGCGACTCAGTAAAGTTCATTGCCGGAAATACGTTTGTAACTTCTACGGGCTTAACTATTGAACTACTGCCATAATAATGTTCTTTTAGTTGTCCATTTTCATCACGTTTGCCTCCCGATTTGTAAAACTTCTTAATCCCTGTTTTATCGGATATTGCTTTGTTAACCAAATGCATCTGACCGTTTGCGTATGTTTTTTTCTTATCAACTATTTGATTGTATAGCCAGTCGATCATTTCAAAGCCATGATACTCAAATTTCTTGCTACTCGGAATCATGTCGAGCATAATATACGTGTGATAAGCATCGTACATTCCAAACTCAAAAAATAATAATTCGTCCTTCTCGTCAATAATTTCAGCTATGTATTGTTCGATAGTTTTCATTTTGCAAAGATTAGATTTTCATTATTCCGGTGAATTTCTTGCATTCCGTGTTTCACGCAATAGTCAAGGTATACTTGTGGGTTGACACCATTAAACTCTACGCACAATAACTTGCACTCCGTCTTAGTTAAGTCGATCTGACGAAGTATCGCGTAATCCATACCTTCAGCATCGATGCTTATAAAGTCGAATTTCTCACCGTCAAATAAGTCAGTGTAGGTGTATGCGTCAACTTCGATTTCGTTAAAGTTTAATCCCTTCCAACGATCTTTCTCGGACACGACAGCCGTACTTAATAACCCGTCATCGTTAGGAATGTGCGGATCATTAACGTAAAACTTTATCTTTTCGTCCGTAGGTACGGAAACAATAGCAGCATCAATGATTGTTACTTTGTTATTTTCACCGTGCAACTTTTTTAACTTTTTAACGCACGATGGCAATGGCTCAACCAAGATACCACCCCACCCCTGCTCAATAAGTGCGTAGCTATTGCTGAACGTCTTACCGTCATTTGCTCCGATGTCCAATAACCTGCCAGTCTTACCAGCAAAGTAATTCAGGATTATTTCCTGCTCGTTATTTTGGCTGTAGTTCATAATTGTTTGCTTTGCGTGTGTGGTAAACTTGTTCGTCATGATTCCAAAGTTCACGGTTCTCATTCTTAACGTACAAAGCATCCCATTCAGCCTTACCCCATGCTACGTGCAAGTGGTCGAAAATGCGAACGCCTACGTATTTGTGCTGACCGCGTAACTTTGCCACCTCCGTTGCTTCAACGTCGCACCATAATGACTTATAGGATGGATGGTAGATGTAGCCGTCCTGATTGTAGTACGCTTTATTCATAATAGACATCGTGCTGATGTTCTCATTCTGATGTCCGTCAGGTAAATGCAGGAACAAAGGTTCGTCAGTAAATTGTTGCTCGATTATGTCATCCCACCCATCGACAGTAAACACCATGTCGTCGGAAAAATTGACCAATATATCCCAATCTTGTAAAGTGTGCATATCACGGTTAATAGCATCTATCTTACCGTAGGATGTACCAATTAAACAAATAACGCGCAAATCTGGGTTGTGTTCCATTACGCGGTGATATTGCAGTAATTCGGGATCGTCTTTGTCTAATGATACCAACACCGTTATGCGACTTTTGTTCGTCGCCTTCATGATGCTATCCATACCACGCGCAAACTTATCCGGACGTTGACGGGATGCGTACTTAATTAGAATCTTTTTCATCTTGCTTTGGTTTTAATTCGTTATTCAGTTTATTAACCCATCGTTCACGGCTAACCTTTACAGCCTGTGCGATTTCGTCAGGAAATAAAGACGGACGGTGTTCAATAGGATATTCGATGTAGTTATCTAAGTCTAAAGAATAAACGTACTGACTTGCTCCGATAGGACAAACGAAGTCCGCTTGTGTAAACCCTGATAAGTTAGCACGTACGCTCATGTCAGCGTGTTCAAAGCCATATACCCCGAATGACTCGTCAAAGCTACCAATGCAATCTAAACAAGCACGGGTAAAGAACATCATGCAGCCATTACAATTGTTGTAATGAGCAATGTCATCCACGCATTTAATCTGCGTAACCTGCAATGTTTCGTGTTGATATATGAAGTGTTGATTACCTGTACGCTTGGAATGTTCAATAAAGAATGTTTCCCATCCTTTTGCACGTGGAAAGCAATCGTCATCAAATAAAAATACATAGTCGCAATCCTTTAAAGCCTCAAGGCATTGGTTTTTATTCCATGCAACGCCTTTCTTTTTCTCGTCAATCATTACGACTAACTTGTGATCCAATTGCGTGTGCTTTTTAATCTCATCCACGCACGTCTGTACGTGTTCAGGACGTGTGCATCCTGTTACCCCTATACCGATCTTCATAATGTGTTAAGTAGTGTGTGTACCGCTGCATCTGCGCGGTTATGGTTAAAGTGTTCAAACATTGTCTCTTGAAGATTCCAAGCTAACTTATGACGTAATTCTTTGTTCAAAGTCAGTTCACGGATTCCGCGATACCACCCCTGATCTTCGTTAGTAGCTATGCAGTTGACGTTGCTTTCCAAATAAGGTGCATACGGCATGACATCCGATACTATTGCAGCGCATCCAGTAAAACCTGCCTCGATCAACTTCAACTCTGATTTGCAGGAATTAAATACACCGTGCTGCATAGGAATAAGTGCCACATCAACTTCTTCGTACATCTTACCGTAGTTAACAGCATCCATAGCCCACACGCGTTTGTACCATTGCTGATTCGCAACATGGTTGCCTTGCTCGATAAACTTTTTAAGGTAATCCCGATACCACTCCGATACGTTCGTGTAGTTGTTGGTAAAGTTGCGCTCTTGCTCAGCATAGCTACCGTGCGCGTTGAATGTCTGGATCAACTGCCACCTTCCCTTCAATTCCTGATCCTTAAACGAACGCTGAATGCCTTTGTGCATTAATGCTGCATCACGCTCCCGGAATGTTCCTGCGATAAACCCAAAGCGAGTAAATCGTGATGGTTGCTTCTTTGTAGTAAAGCGTGTTATTTCAGGTGCAATCGTGTTTGGTATAATTGTAGGAAGTATGCCAAATTGCTTAACATAGTAAGCAGATAACATGGGTGTCGACACGGTAACCGCGTCCACAATTTTAACAACCTCATTTAGTTGATGCTTCCAACTTACCACCTCGTCCAATTGACGCTGTAACATTTGCGCCTCGTTATCTAACTTCAACGACTTAGCGTGTTGAATGTTTGCTTCTAATCGCTTCGGGTGCAGACGATGCCACGTAGGAATGTCCCAGTGATCGTCAAGGTCGAGAATGATCTTTTTACCTCGATCCTTAATATATCGAAATAACTCAACAGGATAAGCGCGATTAATGACGTATACGTCCGCGTCCAACTTTGCACCGATAAGATCGTGCTTAAGGTTGATCGTAACGCCTTCGACCTTACTATACGGCATATACAGACGATACAAGTCCATCCCGTTTCTGATGGGATGATCCGGTGTGCCTGTCATTACTAATGAGATACGCATTGGTTTTGGTTTTGGTTAAATTCTTTTACCATTCGTTTAACGTACACGCAAACGCTGCTATAATGTATTCCGGTTACTATTTGAAAGTCCCGATAGCTTCTACGCTTAATAGGTGTGTAATTAATATATTCACGCGTAACAATAGCCTCCATCGTAATATCAGTACGTTCACGCGCTGCATAATCTAAGAACGCTTTGAATTGATCCATTTCGATAACTGGCAACTGATCCACGTCCTCTTCATCCGCTATCACATCCACTTCGTCCATTGTCAACTTAAACTCATTCAAGCCGCACTCTTTGAAGTAAACACTACGCGTGTTACCTGCTAAATTCCGCAAAGTAATAAACGCGTAGTGCTTTAATCGTCCTGATGAATGTAACTGCAACAAACTTTCTTCAGGTAACTTGCAAACTGCCTCAATAACATAGTGCCAAAGATCGTCGCGTGTTTCCGCGCTAATCGCATACTTTCGCAAAGCACGTTTAAGTTCTTTGTGAGTATACAATTCTGCGATAATCTGATCTCGATTCACGCTGTCAAACTTACGTTATTAATAAACGTGTTTATTTGGCACTTATTTACTTTTAGTTGACATACTCCAATGCTAAAGCTTCGCGCTCTATGTTTCTGAATTGTTCGATGTAGATGTTCATCATGCTAACGTTATTCTTATCTCCGATGTCGCTGAAGAAATTGCGAAGGTTGATTAACTTTTGCAGGTCGTAACCCATGATCGTTAAATTTAACACCGGCACGTTGCCCGTCAATAACAGCATCAACTTAGGCGATAAGGACTTCATTAGGTTGATGTATGCATCATGGTAATTCTTATCCGCTCTTGGATTGTCTTTTAACAGATGTCGCTTAGCAGCGTGAATTACCGTAGCATGGTCGCGGTTAAATGTAGCTGCTATCATTGGTGTGGTTAGCGTTGTGTATTCACGCATTAAGTTCATGCAAAGGTGTCGGACAAGCGTTAAATATCCAAGTCTCGATGCACTTGCTAACTGTAAGTAGTTTACGTCAAATACTTCCTGAACTGAATTAAAAAGTTCGTGTTTGAATTTTTCTGCCGGAATTTTCATTGGTTTTGGTTTTTGGTTTTGGTTTATTTTTTGTATTGATTAATTAAATAGTTTCCCCATTGCTCAGCCATTGCTTGTGCTATACCGGGAAACGTTTTTGATCTTACCTTACTTCTTTCTTCTTTTGTTGCAAACCATTTAGCAGCTGCTCCAGAATACGTCCTTTTACCTGTCTTACTTTTTTTACTTGCATATTCAATTAACAATGGTTTTACATGAGTTATATTATTATCAAATAAATTAGCTGCTTCATTATGATATAATAATGGCAAGTTCTTTAACCATAAACAAGTTGTTTTTCTTGTATCATTTCCAAAGTAATATGGTTGTATTATTTGATCAGGTTTTCTAAAATGTTTACTCATTATTCCAACAGGGTTTTCTATTGCGATATGCTTAATATTTGCGTTTGCTATTGCTAAAAAAAAGTCTATCCCTTGTTGCTGCCTTCCGTCTTTGCGTTTCTGTTCAAACCAAGCTGCACCGCTTACAGCTAAATGTGTGCAAGGGGGGAAGGCTATCATTGCATCCCAGTTATCATCAATAATGTCGAAAACACTTCGTTTATAATGCTTCGCGTTAGGGTTTCTATTTTCTTGTAAATCACAACTCCACGCATCAAACCCCATTTGATCAAACCTACCTCTTACCTCATCACTTTCTTCACAGGCTACTAAAATTCTTATATTATTACGCTCCATTGGTTTTGGTTTTTGGTTTTAGTTAAAAAAAGTCTGCAGGAAATACAACCGAGTTTCTGACTATGTTCCATTTTGCTCCCATGTCTGCCAATTCTTTAAGTGATTCCACATCACCCCATTTATTGTCGTTTACAATTTGCTCAATCAGTTCATCTGTCAAATCTACTTCATTTTTACCGCTGTAAAAATCTTCATACATTTTTGCATTCATGTTAATTTAATTTTTGGTTTATTTGATTGTTATTTAGTTAAAATGGATTTTCGTCGTGATATTTCTTTATCGCATCCGTGTTTGGATTGTACATCGGTTGCATTTGTAGTTGACTTACTTCGTCGTCGGTAAATAACGTACACGAAGATATGAAGTTAGTCGTGATCGTTCCAACCGCTCCGTTGCGATGCTTAGCAATTATTACCTCCGCTTTGCCTTGCGTTGAATTACCGCCTTCGTCCTGCATAATTCCGTAGTATTCTGGACGGTGAATAAACATAACAACGTCCGCGTCCTGCTCGATTGCTCCTGATTCGCGTAGGTCAGATAGCTGTGGGATCTTATCCCCCCTACCCTCAACCGCACGGCTCAACTGCGATAAGGCTATTACCGGCACATTGCAATCCTTAGCAACCTTTTTCAACTCACGGCTAATCTCAGATATTACAGCTTCACGGTTGCGGTTCTTTGCACTTGGCACATTTACAAGTTGAAGGTAGTCAACAAATATAATCTTCGCTCCACGTTCTACTTCCTTTAACGCTTTTGATCGTAATTCCTGCCAGTCAATACCTGCTTTGTCTTCAATAAATAGCTGCATCCGCTCGACCTTACCACGTGCTTTCTCTACTTCCAACAATTCAACCTGCGACAACATTCCGTTCTTATATCGCTCCGCGTCAACTTGCGCGTGTTGCATTATTAGACGTTGCGTTAATTGTAGGGATGACATTTCAAGTGAAAAAAACACCGAAGGCACGTTGCAGTTCTTTGCAAAGGTTAACACCAAAGCCGTCTTACCCATCGCAGGACGTGCGGCTAAAATAACAAGGTCGCTATTCTGAAAGCCACCCAAGATTCGATCCAATCCTGTTAACCCGGTGCGAACTCCCGTTGGTAACCCTTTCGCGTAATTCTCAGCCTTCAAATTGTAATTCTCACGCTCAGTATTTACTACCTCCGCGACATGGACTATTTGTTTGCCTTTGGTCGTTTCCTGAAGCATAAAGTCATACAACTCCTTTACCTGATCGCGTAAGTCGAACACGTCGCTGCTTTCGTTCTGCGACTTGGTAAACAGTTTTTCGGATTTATGCAGAATCTCGCGCTTAATCTTATACTCCAACAATAACCTGCAATGTCCTTCAAGGTGTAGCGAAGATGCAACACGCATCGCGTAATCGCTTAATACAGCCATGCCGCCAATAACCTCTAATTCATTGCTCGACTTTAATTCTTGCGTAACGGTTACAAGATCAACCGCCTCATGTCTACGGAATAGCCGTTCAATGGCTGCAAATACACGTGCGTTCTTATTGTCGTAAAAACAACGCTCGTCGATTATGTCTAACGCTGCTTTGGTAGCGTTAACGTCGATAAGCAACGTGCCAATGACAATACGCTCTAACTCATTAGCGGATATGGTTTTATTCTGCTCCATTTGGTTTGGTTTTGATTTGCTAATATAATGATTTTCGGGATGTGCGAATGCAGTTGCGTGTATTTACAAGTTAGCTGCTATTTTACTGACCACTCCGAAAGTTTAGACTTGATAATTAATTTTAGTTCATCAACTTTTGACAATGGGCAGCGAAAAGCAACTGTTTTAGTTTGCTCGTTGTATTTAGGTTTAGCACCCGAACCTTGCCGAGTGCCTCCACGTTTATTTTTTAACTTTTTCAAAGTATATTCTTTTGTCTGCATATTGTTGAAATCCGTGATGTGGTGCTATATATCTTATCGCTACATAAGTTCCTTTGCTTCTCCAAGAATATTGATGGTCAATATCGTTAAATTTAAAAAATGCAATTACTTCACATTTTTCATTTTCTAATTGAGAAATAGCAGCATCAACTCTATCTCTTAATGTTCCTTTGATCTGTTCTAATTGAATTTTCATAATGCAAATATAACGCTTATTTTGATTGTGCAAACTTTTTCAAAGATATTTTTAAATTATTTTCTAAAGTGCTGATAATCAAAGAGAATAAAAACAGTAGCTAACAGCACATAAGCAAAAGCCCAAATCCAACCGCACAAGCCAACGCTATTTGTGCCTTCGCTTATCTGCCAAACGTTAGCGGTAAGGCTTAGAGATGGTCTACTTGAATATCTGTCCATCCTAAACTATTTACCATATACTTATGATTTACCAAATCAAAAACAACCATTCCTACTTCTGAATTAAAGTTATTTTCAATGTCAAACCAATTTGTATAAAACGCTTTCTGTATTCCGTTTTCAGAGTATGTTACTAAATATTTCATGTTGGTTTTTTTAGTTAGTCTAATTTTCTGTATGCCGGTGCTTTTACAACTGTCTTTTCTGATCGCTTTAACTTAGCAAAATTATTGTAATGGAATCGCGCGTCCTTTGGAGTCTTGGTTAGTTCGCCTTTCTCCTTCAAATGTAAAATAAAAGCGTTCACCGTTATCTCGAATTGTTCATCCGTGTACTTGCCGTTGCGTTGCTGAATGTCGCGCCATGATGTTCGCTGCATTAGGATCGGTTTTAACTGATCAACTTCGACGTGTTGGTTGTATAATGATGGTGTGTAGTTAGGTCTTTCCCCCACACCCCCTATCTTATTATTTATTAATTCTATATTTCTACTTCTACTTATAAGGTGTTGGGAACACATTTCTAACATGTGTTGGAACACTTGTTCATTATTGATATCAGTATTTTCATCAATTAATGACTTAAAATATGATTCACAATCCTCATTGTAACTCTCTGAACACCTATATTTCTTTAGTGCTATACTTACTTTTCCTGCTTTAATTCTTTTGTCTTGAAAATTATTTCGTTCCATCATGATCTCATTCATAATAGGATTTCTTAATTTATCATCTTCGCAAACAGGAAACTTTTGTTTCAACACATGTTGGAACACATGTTCAAATCTTCCGAACTCGGAAAATCTCACACCCGCAAGTAAAGCCAAATCCTCCAAATTATTTGGCAATCCATTTTTGTCGTACTGATGAAGCAGTAAATTTACATACCACCCCCTCGCATCTGCATCCATTCCGGCAGTAGCTTTAAGCCACTTGTCGATATTAAAAAGGACAGCGAAGTCTTTCTTCTTCCGTTCCATAAAAATCCTCCCAATAATAAAATTCATAACCTTTAGCAGTCTTGCACTTTCTTGTCAATACACGCCAAATATCAGTATGTCTTAATTTTAACGCCTTACATGCTTGACCAATAGAATCAAAATTATAATGCTCAAAATTTCGATCCATTGCTACTATCTTTTTTGATAGTTTATGTGTTGCTCCTGAACGAAATAAACCCATCTCAACAGCTTTCTGAATGTTTTCTGTATGAGTAACTAATTCTAAGTTGCTAATATGATTATTTGATTTATTAGCGTCAATGTGATTAATTTCTAATTTGTCCGGAATCTCACCAACAAAACATTCATAAACAAGGCGGTGAACTACAAAGCTTTTTGTTATGCCATTATTACTTAGCATTACTAATTCATAACCCTTTTTGTTCTTACCTTTCTTTCTTATTCTTCCTGTTTTTTCATTGATAACTACTCCATATTCATCTACTGAATAATGTTCAAATTGCGGAATTTTTTTCTTAGCCATTGTAAAATAAATATGCCCATCAACATACTCACAGGGTCTCACGTCTGCTTTCTGCCAATGGGCATTTAAGTTGTTAGTTGCTAATAAGGTGAGACCGCAACGATGAACAAATATACTACTTTTTACTTTTCTGCATACCTTTGAGCAATTTTTTTGCGTCGGACTTATTAACAAGCGTGTAGGTAGTGAACCTGCCACTTGTTCCGTATCGCGTCTTAAACACGGATGGCTCTTTTTTGAACTTTAACCCCATTTCCTCGAACTCTGCTACACGTGATGGTAGTTTCATACTTCCGGTTAGTTTAAACGCTGTAATGGTCGTTAAATTGCGTTCTTGAATAAATGCTGTGATCAATGCTTGTCTTTGAGTTTTCATTGTTAGTTGTTTTTAAGTGTACTTACTAAGTAATTACGTTGTTCTACGGCTTTTAATATGGCAGCCTTGCCAGTCTCGATGTCATCTTCAGGTATTTCAAAGAATAACAGGAATAGCCCACAATCTTCGTTAATGCGATCGTCAAATGAAACGAACAGTCCGTGCCGCGCATCGTGAACTATTGCACCTGCAACGATCTGCCAGTAGTAATCCTTGTTAACTGCTTTTAAATCTTCCGCTGATTCAATAAGGCAGCAATACTCGATGTGCGTCTTTGTTTTAGGGCATTTAACCTCAACGATCACCTTATGCCCGTCATCGGTCATACCTACACGATCACACGTAGCACCGAAGGCGTCGCACTCATCCCACGTTTTAAAGTATGACTCCGCTTCCATCTTTAACCCGGTGTTACGCTCTGCCCATTTAATAGCCAACGGTTCTAACTCCAAACCGCGCTGCATTTCCTCGCTCATGAACGTGTTGTCCGCTGATTGACCTGTAAGGATTTCACCGACCTTCTCCAACACAATAGGATGATACTTACCACGTGGCTTAGTTAACAGTTCCGATAGTCGGGAGGCTGTAAACCTCCCAACACGTTGCTCGTACCATTCTGGCGTGTAACTTTCGATTAGATTACTCATGCCACTTCGACTTATTAGGTTCAACATACGGCTTTGATTGCACGTCGATCACTTCCTCATAGGTGTGGATACCCATACTAATTTCAGGCGCAAACTGACGTACAAAGAATGCCGCTGCCCGGTATCTGAGCATTAACTGTGGCATTGTCTTCCACTTACTACCTGACTTCTCGCTCCACCCTTCAGCCTTAGCCATCACCATACTTACCCAGATGCCGTACTTCAATTCACTCGTGCGCTTATCTTCGGAATAGGCTCGGCATGATCCACCGTTGTCTGTATTTTCCTCGTAACCGATAGCACCCCAGTTAGGTGAAGCGTTAAGCGTTGCGATAAGAAAGTTGCTGCTCCATGCAGGTTTGCCGTGTACGATGTACAAGTTCTGCATAACCATCAAAGGCGATGCTCCAATGCGTGACGCGGTTTCAATTGCGATGATGCAGTCAGCGATGTTACCCTGATAAGTCTTAGGCACTAACTGCGATGCGGATAACACCTTCGCCTGACGTTGTGCAAGTTCGAACGATTCTGCATTGCTGAACACGGACACGTTCGATAGGTTAACCTGTCGCGGTTGTAGTTGTGCGACTTCCGTAGGTTGCTCTTGTTCTACCGGCACTACTTCGGTCGTAGGCTGCTCGGTTTGTTCGGTCGTTGTTGATTCTTCAAAGAATCCATCAGGGTATTCCACCCCATCTTCTTTTTTGGTTTTCATGTTATTTGGTTTTTGGTTTCGACAAAGATACAAAATTGTTACTCAATTCCATACAACTTTCGCAAAATAATTCTTTCGCCGTCTTTCCAGTTGTGCTTTGTGAATCGTTCGTAAAGCGTTTTACGGCTGATGTTTAGGTTTCTTGCTATGGCTGTGGATGACACGCCTAATGCTTTTTGTCTTTGTGTTACTCGTTGTGAATAAGTCATGATTTAGCTTAATTTGTTTAATAAATATATTCTCCTACCCAAGTACCGTTATATGAACCCTTTTCTAAAAACCCAACAGGCATCTTTGGTTGTTGTAGGTGCTTAATTAAATTATTCTTTTTTTCCATCGTTAATGGTAGTCCTTCTGAAGCTCCTAATTCCCAAGCATCAAGAATATCCTCCTCTGTGTACTTATACTTCTCACGGGCTTTGTTGTATCCTGCCTTGAATGAATATCCACTTGTAAAATCTCCTTTATTTTCCCATTCTTCAGCTAATTCCTCAAGACCATCTTCTTGATGTCGGGAATATGGTGGTAGTAAGTCTACACCTTCAAGTATTGGTGAGTTGTTGATTGGAAGATGTGCTATGATTTTTTTATAGTAATGTTTAGCAAATGCTCCATTATATTTTACAATCCCATAAAAATATCCATTAGGTATATCTGCTAAACACCAATCACCTTCTTTAATCTCTGATTCATCTACAACAAGTAGATAGTTTTTTGTGGTTATTATTTTGTGTATCATAATTTATTTATTATTACGTCAATAATTACGCTGATCGCAAGTAATAACAGCGTTGCTATTATTAAGGTACGCCAAGTCATATGTGCAGGTATGCTGTTAATGAGAATCGTCCGAGAATAGCCTTGAACGTATCCAAGTCAATTTCCACGACATCGCGGTCGGTATAGTCCGCAGCCGTGATCATTAAGTTGTTGCCTTCTTTGGTTAATTCAGCGTGAGTGAATAACCGGATGCTGATGTGCGTTAATCCGTCCGTTTCGATGTACGTGCCGCGTCCGACTTCGTTGACGCAGAATAGGTCTTGTAGTGGTGTTTTGTAGTACTTCATAATATTTGGTTTTAATTGGTTTCGATTAGTTTATTGATTAACAATTCGCGCATTTCTGCAACTGTCTCGCTAATTGCTTCGTCGTACTTGTCAAGGTCAACAATGTCCATAGCGCATGGTGCTGTCCATCTATCGCCTTCGTCAATGTGCTGATGCGCTGACCCTTCCGTATCGCGGATGATTTCAATTTCGTGCCTATCCCCGTCGATACTTACGTATAGGTAAATGCTGATTAATCTACTCACCTTTCACCTCCTTTCTTAGCCACAACCCTCGACAAGCACCGATTATTGCGCTGTCTTTTAAGTTGCGATGTTCAGGCATTGTAGCGCGTTTGTGATTCCAACGCTCGATGCAATCCATACACCGGATGTAACTGCTATCCGCTGTTTTGCCTTCGACCTCTTGGCGGTGTAACAATGTTTTTTCCTCATGGTCGGTCATTGCTCGTTCGTACATCCAAACAAATAGCACGATGAATAATAGACCGAATGCTGCTGCTTTGATTTCTTGTTTCATTTTGGTTTTGGTTTTAAGTGTGATTAAACTGTTGCGATTAAATAATATTGAGATTTAGGCGAAGAAAGGCTGCGCTTGTAAAGTCGATTGCCGTCTGCACTTATTGTGTATTCGCCTTGATTGTGGATTTGCCCGTAATTGCGATGTGTTGCGATTAATTTACCGTCATCGATTAATTGCTTAGCGTCTTTCCAGTTGATTGATAAAAATTTACTGTTGTTCATGGTCGTGTAATTTTGGTTTGGTTTTAAGTTAATGCAGTGTAGGATGCTGCGCCCCGTTGGTGTTAGTTTTAGTTTTTAATCAGGTATTGCAAAGTGTACATCATCGGAAGTAGATTCCATTATAGGATGAATATCGCTAATATCTTTTGATATAAAAGAATACGGCTTACTGTAATCGCGATTATAATATACAGTAACTTTTACACGCCCGTATTTTTGTAGGATAGATATAAATTTATTCATGGCTTATTGTTTTAGTTTGATGGATCAAAGGTAGTAACACTTTTGTTACCTGCAAACATTTATGCAATTATTTTTGTTAAATTTTCGTAACTGCTTGATAATCAATACAATTATTTTTAGTTAATAACCTAAGAAAGTACGCAATTCCGCGTAATTTTGGGCATGAGCATCAACAGACAGGCAGCCAAACGCGACCAAAACGAACGGGAAATAATAGAGGAATTCAGATCATTCGGCGCGTCCGTGCATCAGCTATCCGGTAAAGGTGTACCCGACCTTATCGTAGGTTATCGCGGCATTACAGCACTTGTTGAGGTAAAGATGCCAAAGGGTAAGTTAACTGACGATCAAAAAGAATTCTTTGATAACTGGAACGGTGGTCTGTTGTTTATAGTGCGATCAGTTGCAGATGCTACCAATGTACTTCGTAAGATCAGCGAATTCGCGGAACTATAACACCAGTTGCAAAACCTACTCCAAATCCTGCGATAAATCGTCGTGTGCGCTGCTTTTTTAACAACTGAATAGAACTATCCTGTTTGCTTACTAATTGCCTGTAATCGAAGATTTGCGCCCTAAAAACGCTATCCTGCTCACGGTAACGATCCGCAAGGCTATCACAGGCAACCGCTAACGTGTCGCATATCTGCAACTTTAACACGGTGTCAACGTGCGTAATATACTCCCGTGTCAACTCTTTAATTCGGCTTGTTTGCTTTATTACAGTATCACGATGCACAATCAACGTGTCGCGCTTATTAATCGCATCACGTAGGCTGTCGATTTGCTGCTCCAATGGTTTCATGTCAACGCTTGGATGCTTTTCACACGTGCGAATAAACCACACGCAAAGCACAACCAACACACCTACGAAATAAATGTCAAAGCGTTTCATCTGTGGATGTTTGTTTCATCAACACCGATAGAGCGCAAGTATGTCGGAACGTCAAAGCACGGACACGCCTTAGGTGCGAACTGATTGTGTCCTGCTACTTTAATACTCGGATGCGCTGCGATAGTTTGTTTTACAAAATTATCTATCGCAATCCGTTGCGCCTGTGTACGTGTGTCCTTTGCCCGTCCATTCTTATCAGTACCGCCAACGTACACAATATGACGGCTAATTGAATTAATACCCGCTACACCGTTTGTTACCTCCCACTTTTCTACATCGTCATCTTCGTCGAATGGTGTTAAAATCTCGACCTTACCGTCTAAGTGAATCATCGCCGAATAGCCAACCTGTTTCCATCCCCTGCCCTGTGGCGGAGGTGATGTGTGCCACGATCTTATCTGATCAGCTGTTACAGCACGACCTTCAGGCGTTGCGGTGCAATGCAGCACCAAGTACGTTAACTTACCCATTGGAATTATTTTGAATGAATTGGAAAAAGAAATAAGGCTCAATTAACTGAGTAAACTTACTTTCAGTCATCGCGCAAATATACTCATATCCCGAAGCTAATATCACACGCGTACAACTTTCTCCGTTTACCTTGTCAGCGTGAAAGTGCAACACATAGTCCGCTTCGTAGTTGATTGTGAAATTACGCTTGTAATATAACTCTTGTTCCTCATTGTAGCTGACAATAGGAAACTTGAGCATCGGGTAGCCTTCAGGCAGCGTGTAATTAGTAGATTTTGCCTCCGACGATTCGGTGCTTTCTGATGACATAATTTCCCGTTTTATGGTCTATTGTAATAATTGAGCAACTATGCGTCCAGTCATTCTCTGGTAAGTAATCAGGGGATAAATCACACAAGCATCCAAACGAATGGCACACGTAATCTTTGCCATCACTATCTGTAAAGTGGTACTCGCTGTCTTTGTGAAAATGTCCAACCGCTGAACTGATTTTGCTTTTTAACGCCAACCAACGCGCAGGGTAAACGCCTCCGCTACCTTTAAACTCATGACCGTGATAGATCGTAAACTTCCCCGCTTTGATGCGTTGTAGGCTGTCAATCTTAATCACGCCATATTTTCCGAACTGCAACACCTCCGCTAAATTAAAGTTTGGTATGTCCAATAATTCAGGTGCTTTAAGTCGCATATACCTATTGTATCTATCCTCATGGTTTCCAATTTTGAAATAAATAGGACAGTCCAACTCTTGTTTCAAATACTCTAAGAACTTATAAAACACCTCGATTTCATAAGCAAACGAACGTACACGCGGATCTTTCTCATGAAACGACAACTGATAAAAGTCGATCGTATCACCGTTGAGTAACACACCGTTAACCTTTTCCTCTTTTAGTTTCTGAATAGCAGCCGTTAACGCTTGTTCATCGTGATAAGGCAAATGAATATCTGATAATATACCTAAGCGTATTATACCCTTTGGTATAATAAAATCCTCACGGCTTCCCGCTTCAGACAATGGTAATAAGTGCGACGACTGATTGCGTTTTGGTCGTGCTATTCTTTTGTCCGGGTAACTTTTTTTTCCGTTGCTACCAACTAACGCTCTAATGAGAGAGCGCACGGCTTCAACCGATGTATAAACTTCAGGATTCTTTTTATAGATCGCCCTTGCTGCCGTTAATGCCGGTATATCAGGGTTCTTGAGCATATACTCTAACACGATCCTTCCCTGCAGTTTTAGTTCTCCCATGTTTTTTTGTTTTGGTTTACTTTCTCTTTATCGCGTTGATGACTTTTTTAAATACCCCGTGTCCGGTAGCCTTTTCAAAGTTTTCATCGATCGATTTAAGTTCAATACCTGCAAATGCCAAAGATACAACAGATAGCGCGGAAATGCCGAACTTGTTTGGTAAATCAAAAGTAACGTCCGAAGCGTGTGCTAATAACAAGCCTAATATGTACACAAGCATCTTCGGTGCGATGTCCGCTAACCTACGACTGTTAATCTTTTCACCTGCTTTCTTTGCAGCCCAAACGCCAGTTGCTGTATCGGTTAGTATTGCAAGTATCACCCAAAGGATCTGACCTGCTGCAGGTGAAAAGTACACGATTGCCAACTCAGGCAAATGTGTTAAATGTTCAATTAATTTTCTCACGAATTTCATGCGGTGTTATTTGTTAAATGCTGTAACTATTTCGTCAGCACTTTTGCACAATATATTATTTATAGTTGTATCATTTGCAACAAATAAAACCACGCATGATTCAAATTCTACTTGTGCGATATTATCGTCGATTTTAGTAGTTGACACGAATGTTAATTGATTATTTCTCCAATTAACTTCTAAGTCATTTTTGATTATATGTTCCATAATTAAATTATTGTAATTACCATACCTCGTGATGTAGTGCTATCGCCATTTGCAGCATTTGCAAATGCTTGAATTATATATACGTTAGCCGTCCAGTCTATATTTAATATAGTCCATGCTACGTTTGCCGTTGATGCTGCTGGATCTGATGCTGATACTGATGTTGATGAGTTTATTGTCTCCGATTCGGTAGATGATCGTACCCACAACTGACGTTGCATTGAGTACATACGAGCAGCGACCGTTTGTATTCCGATCTGAGTTGCGCCTGATAAACTTGCGGATGTGTTGAAATACAAATAATTACTCCCATTTCCTGATGTCGTACTTCGTAAAGCCCTTACCAATATTTCTATTCTTTTTCCGACAGTAACCGTATTAGCAGGAATTAAAGCACTATTAATCAAAGTAATTGATGTTGTGCCTGTTAAAGCAGAACTTACGGTAAAGTCCTGATAAATTGAACGAACACCATTGTTTATCTGCGTTTGTATTGCAGATGTAACACCCTTAACATACGACAATTCAGTAAGTGATGGGTACGTAGCGGTAGTTAACGAAGTGATCGTGCTACCTGTGGAATTGAACGCAGCTATTTCATTGTTAGTGCCTGTTCCCGTTACAGGGTTTGTAAGCGTAGCTTGTTTGCCGTTTAATTGCGTTTGTATCGCTGATGTGACACCCTTAATGTAACTTAATTCGGTAAGGTCAGGATAGGTAGTTGTATTTGCTGCCTTAACGTTTTTACTCGCATCAAAAATAGCAATACGTGAAGCCGTCTCTTGTGGCAAATTAACATTAGGCGTATTTATGCTTACCGTTGTGTCGTGCTGTATAGTTGTTGACGCGCTTTTGATTTGAATGTGCTTCGTGTCTGTTAACGCTGTTTCATTAACGTAAAACCCACCCGTAGCCGTTTTTAATGTAGCGTCAGCTGAATGAAGATACAACTCCGAGTCATTGCCATCGTCGTGCAATAAGCGGATGTATTGATTATGAACCGCAACAATAGACTTGCCGTTTGGACTTACTATGTCTAAGTTGTTCGTGTCGTTGTCATTCGCTAATACCTGCGCTAATGTTTGCGCGATAGGCATATAATCCAAGTTAGACCACGTCTGCACACCGTCAGCGATCTTAAATTTACGCTGATCAGAATTAGTGTAAGTTACATCAGACGTAACCAATATACGCTGCGATGAGTACACGGTACTATCCGCTGCCCATTGCGCCGCCGTTTTTACGACTATCTGACTATCTATATTTACCGTTACTGCCATACTATGTTTATTGTTTCATTTCCTAATGTTACTATTGTAACCGTATCTTCCAACACGTTATTCACGTACACGTTAACCGTTGTATCCGGTAATGTTAATGTTGCTCCACTGGCTACCGTTTGCGTATAACTTGCATTGCTGTTTCTCACGTTCGCATCATCGCAATCGCCACCGCCACCACTACCACCACCACCACTAATAGGAGGCGCAATAAATGGGATGTTGCAACGCTCATCCGCTTTACTTATTTCTACGTCTATACTAAAAGATGCACCTGCAAAATTCTTTGGCGAATACTCGACAAGCAAATCGATATTGATCGACTGCGTACGACTTACAAGCCACTTATAAGCAGGGTTGCGAAGTTGTGCAATAATATCTTCAGCAATCAATACAAGGTCGCTATGACGCTCTAACTCGTCAAGTTCACCGCGTATAACATTGTCAACTACCCAGAATCGGATAGTGTAAATGGTGCTGTTAATGTTACGCGTTGCGCTTTCTACATTACACCATAGTTCAGGCGTGTTTGTAGTCCCTGACGAATAATGCTCCCAAGTATTACCGTACTTGAAGTCATTTATTTGTCGGTGCTGCGTTGCTATCTCCTGAACGTTTGCGATCAGTTGATTCAGCGTTGTTATTTGACTGTAACTTGTCATCCTGTTTGTCGGCTAAGAATTTTAATATCTTCTTAGCATTTTTAGAAGTCAATTGTGTTTTCATCTCCTGTACCACATGGGTTATATCCGTTGCGATAGCTACCCATATAAAAGCCTACATTGTATTGTTGACCTGTTGGATGAATAGTATCAAATCCATCTCCAGCATCTTTGTATAGTGGGTAATTATCGTCATTCTCGACAAGGTAACGCATAAGCATATCTGCATCCGTTTGTCCCTTATCGTCAAAGTACTTATACATCCGATCCAACTCCGAAATACTCGCAGGATTAGAATTATCACTATTCATGGTAACCATTCCCTTTTGACGGATCTTATAATTGAACACATACAACCCATTAGCCAACACGTAGAACTTCATCACCGGGTTGATGTATAGGTTCAGCAATGTCGTGTTCAATTGCGTCAAGTTGTTATTCTGAATCTGCGATAAAATCTCATCGTACAACGCACTACCTAATATCGGTCTAATGTGTTGACGCTGCGTATCCCAAATGATTTCGCACAATTGATTCTGATCGTATGTTGATTCTACGTATGCCAACAAGCCTTCGTCATTAGGCTTCAGCATTAACGGTTTATTAATTGTACTCATCTTACTGTCTTTCTTTAACGATTACTTGCTGCCAAGTGTGTCTGCATTGCGGACGCGCTACACCTGTATTTGGATTCGTGTACCAACCACCGCGTAGACTCCACACATTGCGACCTTCCTCTACGCTCATCGCGTTTATATCCTCACGGCTATAAAGTCGCTTCATATCCATCAATTCTACGCAAAACGGACGCGACTTACCACCTGCAACTAACTTAGGTGCGTTTGCTCCTAATTCATAACGGTACATAACCTTTAACGGCTCTGTTCGTGCGGGATTCTCTTCGAGCGTCTGCAAACCTTTCTCGGTCAACTCATACGCGCCAACCTTATCACCTGCGATCTTTTCAGGGCTGTATTTGATGCGTCCTGCTTCACGCAAACGATCAATCGTGTCTTTCACATCACCGATAGAAACCTTTGCCACCTTTGCGATTTCCTCTGATGGCATAAACGCGTCCTTGTTTAATAAATCCAATACCACACGATCTAATGACTTTATTTCAGCCTTTGCGAATGTCATAAAATCCGATTCGCTTACCTCTACTTCGTCCGCGTTCTCGGTTTCCAAATCGCGAAACTTCACCACCTCATATTTCGCTGCATCAACACCGTACTTTGTGAACAGCTGCAAATTTGCGTTAGGCTTCACGTTGCTATACTTCATGTATTGCGAATCCTCCATGCCCAAGCGTGATAACACGTACTTACGCAATCCATCAACACCTAAAGCGTTCTCGATAGCTGTATCGCTCGGCATCCAATCAACTGATTTAACGCGCTGTAACTTAAGATTGATAGGTAACCCCAAATCATGTGCGATTGTGTTGAACACATACTCAATGCAACGCTGACGGCTAACCACGTAACGATTGTAGAAAGACTCTTCCATCACAACCAACTCATTACGCTGCCCTAACGCACCTGCAGTGGTAATGCCTAATAACAGTTTCGGGAATTCATGTGCTGAACATATATTTAACTCCGACTGTTCTGCAACTTCTTTATAAAGCGTTGACTGATCCGGAACATTAATAGCCTCCACGTCCGTTGAACTATCACGGCTTTGATAAAAGCCTACAATCATTCGCTTACCTTCCGGACTTGTGAAATTCTTTGTAATGCCGTCCGTTATTTCGTCCTGCTTTTGTTCGTCAGGGATATTCCCGTAGATCTTAACCTGCATCATTGGTGAGAATGACGCGGTGATATTTTGATATTGAAAATCAGAATAGGCAATGTGATTCTCGATCCAAGTTACACCGCCATAATAGACAGGCAATGAATACACGTACTGATCAGGATGGAACACTGAATAGAAAAATATCTGATCACCATTACGGTCGTTAGGATCGTAGGCAGGATAAACCTTATAATCCTTCTCTTCTGCGAAGTTTTTATTCTCGATCCGCTTACCGTTTTTCATTACATACCACTTTCTCGTGTAATAAAACTCGGTAGTATCTTCATTCGTGCGTAAGTTAGCAACGTCGATGTGTTCTAACGTAGCCGTGCGCTTATTCTTGCTCCACTTCACCAACACCGCGAACATATTGTGAATTTCAAAGTCGCGCGTCCATCGTAACGTCGACTCGGTCAAATCCATGTCCGCAAATGGCTGCTTAATTAGATTTTCAGCTAACGAACGCTGCGCCACGCTCATGTATGCGCTACGCTCAAAAGTCCATCCACGACCTGCGATGTAATTCACCTTCGCGTTGATGATAGCCGAATGTAATGCGCTACGACGATATAAATCGGTCAAGTAATACGGGAAGTCGTTTTTCTCACCGCTCTTAATTATATCCGTATTTTTAATTTCCACGAATTCAGGACGCTTTCTATTGTTAAAAGCATTCCATTTAATTACGGGAAGTATGTTTTTATTTTCCTCCATTAGAAGTGATATTGTGTTGTGCTATTAGGCAACTGATATTCCTGTTCGTTAACATCGTTAACTTTCATCTGTCCGCGCTCTACTAATGATGTCGCAAGGCTTGGATTTGTATTAACCGCGCTTGTCTGTTCGTACACAAAGTAGTTGTATATCTGCTCACTTAACGATGCCGTTGTGCCTTCAATAAATGTAAATTGATCTTTACGATCATCACTTGACGTAGGTTGTGCAATCCACGTTACTACGTTGTTCTTGCCCTGACCAACGCAGTAAAACAAATAGTAAGGACTCGTTAACGTAGTCTTTTCCTTTAACGTAAATACCAATGTTTGACTGATGCCTTTGGTAACCTGAATCATATTAATAAAATTACGTAATCACGTTTCGTTTAATAATAATAAAAAAACCCCGTGAAGAGCTTTCACGGGGCAAACCAAAACAAGGGGAAAACCAAAACCCCGAGCAGAATTTATGCGGAAACTAAAACGTCCCAGTTATTAGTGATGTGCGGTGCTTTTACCTTTTCCATTCCTGTAAAGGTAACTGTGTAGCCGTTACGATCACCGTAAGTTGTTCCTGACTCATCAACAGATGCGCTGCAGAACAACCCGTTCTCATAACCAAATAAGCGGATAGCACCGTTGTTATACTTAACAGCAACTTCGAATGTACCACCGTGATATTTCTGCAATTCATTTAAGAATGCAGCCGTTTTGCCGTTGTACACGTAGTTAACTGTCGGAGCATACATGGTAGTGCCATTCTCACGTGATGTAGTACCGTTATCAGATGCTGTAGCCGTAGCCTCTTCGCATTCCAACTTATACCAACCCGTCAAGCCTTGACCGCTTAATGTGGCTTGACCTGATGTAACCGCAATGCCAATTAAGGCACTCGAATATGTTTTGATCTTTACTTCCTTAATACCACCTACGTTATCGCGGCAGTCTAAGACAAAAGATTGATTAATGTTACAAGCCATTTGTTATATTATTAAGAAAGGCAGTAGCCTTACGGGGCTACTACCATTCAGGTTATAAATTATGCAGTCTTGAAAGATACTACGTGCTGAGGGAAGAACACACCAGTTGTAAACTTCATGCGAACACGTGCATACAACTTGTCATCCTTCTTCTCGTACCAAGTCATCCAATCGGTGCTGTCAGACTCTTGGTCAGTAGCGATGATCAAATTAGACTTATAGAAAGTGAAGATACGGTTCTTAAACAATGAAGGCATACCGCTTAATCCAGTGTTGTCGCTGTTTAATCCCGGTACGGCTTGGATCACCATGTTTGTACCCGGTAAAGTGATACGACGAGCAGCGATGTCTGCAGCAGATGCAGAATAGTGGAAGAAGTTAGAATCTTTCACTTTGATAACCAACTTATCAAAAGTATCATCACCGCAACAAGTGATCAAATCTTCTTTGCGCTTCATAGCAGCAGGAACTGACAACCAGTGGTTGTCGAAGATAGTGATTACGTTCTGAGTAGTGATTGAAGTTTCGTTAGTTGTGTTAGAGTTAACATAACCACCGATAGTTTCAATAGTCTGAATGAAACCGTTAAACTGCTTTAGGTTAGTTGTTGCAGCACCTTGTGTTTTAGATGACTGCCAGTAAGCAGACTCAAGGTTTGCAGCGATCTTCTCAGCGGTACGCGCCATAATAGCAGATACTAACTGTGGCGCAGAATTCTCGTCCAACTTAGCACCAGCGCGTAAGTAACGACGAAGAGATTTTGCGTCAAGATCTTTGAAACACCAATCCAACTCAACTTTGAAGTTATCAACTGTCAAAGTGATCTGATCGAAGTTACCAGAATCTCCTGAAGGGTTAACAGTAGCACAAGTGCTGTCTGCTTGGAATTGAGGATCAACATCGAAGTATGTCAAACGCTCGGAATACTTGATACCTTCTACAACGGTAACAAGTGGAACTGTTACGGGTGAATAAATCGCAATCGAGCGAAGGTCTGCCGCTTCGTCGGTTACGTGATTGGTCATCCCTGTTAAATCAAATGCCATTTTGTGTAATTTTTATTAGTTAGTAATTATTTTGATTATCGGTTAAACAACTTAGCGCGTGTAGCTGCAATACGCTCTTCTACGCTTTGTTGGTTCTCTTCATTGCGGAATTCGTTGCGTACTGGCTCTGAATTCTGTGGTGCATCACCAAGTTCGTCGATAGCCTTTGTAACGCTTGACTGAAACGCGCTGAATTGCTCTTTGAATTTTTTAATCTCTTCGTTTTGTGCAACCATTACAGATACCTGTTCGCTCATTGCGGTGATGTTGCTTTTAATAGCAGCCAATTCATCTTCTGCAAACTTTTGCACTTTTTCAACACGCTCGATTACCTCTTTTGCCATTGGCATTTCAGCAGGTGCAACAGGTGCAACGGGTGCAACCGCTTCAGGTGTTTCAACTTCAACCTCTGACTCTACTTTCTTAATTTCAGCGATAACACCGCCAACAATTACGATAGTAGTCATATCCTCTAATGTGTATTCACCGTCAACGGCAGGTACATCACCTTCTGCGGTTTCAACCATAACAGCCGTACCTACCGCAGGTTCACCATCCCACTTAAGGATAGAGCCATCAGGCAAAGTAGCCATTCCGAATGTTTGTTCAGTTGCAACCTCTTCAGGTTTGAACGCAGCAAATGCCTCTTTGAGTTTTGCCGTGAAAGTCTTTAATGATTCAGCGTTGATGTTCATGTTTATAAAATTACGTTAGCTATAAATTGTTTAGAAATTGGTCAATAGTATCGTTAAGGTCTTTCATTACGTCATCAATAGGATGCGATCCGAATTCCATCCCGAACATACCTTCGACGCTGAAACCTTTGAACTCACCTGCTTCGATCTTAGCGCGTATTTCAGGATTCTCAACGTAATAAGAATGAATCCACGAGCCATCCTCTACGTCTAATCCTTCCGGTGCGTTAACTCCACGATTCTTATCTACAAAGATTGACTCAATAAGATAAACACCGTTAGCTACATCTTCGGCATTGTGCATCTTGTTAACCGCGTTGAATCGGTTTTCCTTTGCCCACTTTTTGATGATCGTCTTTATTGTTTCCTTGCTGAATGTAACATAGTACTCACCGCGTGAATCGTTACGATAGATAGGATAGTCCGCTCTCATTGCCACGCCTGTTACAATCCATTCTTTGTCATCGTATTTGAACTGCATCGGCTTTTGTTCGTCAAATACCAAAAAGTCCATCTCGACTGCAGGATTGTCGACAAGTGCGGTCATCTCAACACCTGACTCTGAATTCTGATCTACAGTCATTTCGTAAATCGGTAACTTTTTCTTTTTAGGCATACTAATAAAATTACGTGTTGATATCTTCGTTTAGAATCGTGCAAGGTTCTCCACCACGTTCACGTTGTTACTTACTTCCCGTATTTCGGTTACCGCAACGTATACCGGTGCTTGTTGTTGTTGGTTCATTGCTTGACCTTGTTCGTTGATTAGGGTCGATGGTTGTTGTGCCGTGTTAACGTCAGGTGCGCTGTTAATCGTAGCTAATCCCATGCCACCACCACCACCTGCTGATGATGAAGGGTTTTCTACATTTTGAGAAAGGATATTACGAACTTGAACAAAACCTGAAACAAGTGCCGCTGCCGCTGCCACGTATGAAGCAGGAGGTGGTAATGTAGCTAACGCCTTTGTTGCTGCTTGGTAGGTGTTAATGGTAGCCTGAACAATCGCGAACGCTTTTTGCATCTTTGCGTTTTTCTTTGATGCATCTGCTAACGCTCCAAATAACTGTTGTGTGCTATTAGCTAATTCACCACCAAACTTCGATTGAGCATTTGCTGCCGCTCGATAAATACGCGCCTGAACATCTAATAAACGCTCTTGGAATGTTTTAACGCGACCTTCCACACCTTCCATCGCATTAAAA